CTTGCATTCCCCTCTCCAGCTAAATTGCTTATCGTGCGTTCGGGTCTTCTGCCCGATCAGCTTTCCGTTGCTGTCGCGCACGTTCATTATGTGCAGTTTGTTTTCGCGGTCGTACTGGTAGCCTGCTTTTTTTAGCGTCTCCTCTTTCAAACCTCGGGAAGTCATCGGGAGGTAGTCGCCCCTGAGCGGGGAGAATGCTGCCTCGTGCTCGGTTGCCTCGCCATCCGCCTTGAAGTGCTGTTCACAAGAGAAGCAGTACGACGAACCGTCATCGTACTGCCCCCTTGCGTCAGAACTCCCACAGGAAGGGCAAGGGCCATTGCTGACCCACGCCATGCTTAGACATCTCCTCCGGGGATTAGCCAAACACAGGCGCTAGGCCATCCCGGTGCGCCGTAGACCACCCGGGAATAACCATCGAAGCGCGGCGAATACGTTCGTTGTAAAACGCGCTGCATCGGTTAAGCCGCCAAGCTGTAGCGGCTGTACTTCTGGCCCGCAGGGTCCTTGCGGACGTCGGTCTTAACCTTGAAGCCCTTTTCGCGCAGCTTCAACACCACGTCAGACAGGCGGCCAATCTTGTAGATAATCTGGCTCTCGATGTTGCTGATGGACCCCGAGCGCATCAGGTGGGTGAGGATGGTCTTCTGTTGAGGGCTGAGGTTAATAGCGCGGACCAACTTAGCGTGCGTCATGCTTTCTTCTTCCTCTGTTGTCGTTTGATTTCGTCAATCCAGCTCTCGGGGACAGTCCCTTTGTCAGCAAACGGGAAGCCGTGGGTTTCAGCCCACTGCGCGTTGCTGGTCGGAGAGCCGGGGTAGATTTTGGTAGACGCCCTGTCGTAAACGACGCGGATGTCGAGGTGCGGGTGTTGCTCTTTGAGGAGCAGCATCTTCTGCCGCTGCTCTGCGGAGGCTTGCTTGATGCCTCCGAACTTGCCACCGCCCCAGTGGCCTTTGCCTTCAATGAGGATATTCGTCCCAGGTATCGGGAAGTCTGGAATGTACTTAGCTACGCGCGCCGGAACGGTGTACGGGATTTTGACGCTCTCGTACTCGTACTCGACGCCCGCAGCTTCCAACTGATTAGCTATCTTCTCTTCAAGGCTGGACCTGTACCTTCTAGCCAACGCGGGCTTAGAAGGCTTCTTCATCGTCAGCTACGTCCGCAGGCTCAAAGGGCGTCTTGGGCGCTTCAGCCTCTTCCGGTGCCTCGTAGCCATCCTCAGCGTCGAACGGAGACACACCGGGAGCGCGGCCCTGTTCAAGCTGCAGAACCTGCACAGCGTTGAGGTACAGCTTTACGCCGCCGCCCACGCCTTCGTACACGAAGGGGCTAACGTTGACCCTGATCTGCGAGCCGCCGCCGATAACAACATCAGCGGGGATAGGCCGGTTCTTGGCGTCCACAAGCAGCGGCTTGAACTGCTCGCCGCTCGAAACCGTCAGCGTGACTTCGCCGGTCTTCTTGTCGGTCTTCCAGGGCCAATTAGCTACGTTCTTCAGGCCAGCGTCCTTAGCCAGCTTCTTGATCCACGCATCAACCGCGCGGTGATCCTCGTCATTGAACTTGATACGGGTATTCCAAGTGCGCTTGGGCTCGCCCATCGCTTGGCCCTTGGCGTTCTTGGGCTGGTACACATCCACCTTGTCCAGCTTCGGGAACACAGCGGTGCCGATAGGGAGCGTTTTGGTAATCTTAGCCATTTAAGCTTTAGTTCCTTTGTTGTAACCTTTTAGTAAATAGTTGGGCGTAGGATGTCGTCAGCTACGCAGTCGGTCTCGGCCGCGATGGGCGCGAGCTTGCGGGGTATCCACTGGCGGGCAGCCATCCAGCCAACCGCCTCTTTGTTGCCGTCGATTAGCTCTTGAGCCTGCTGGCAGGTGTAGAGCGTCGGGTAGGGGATGGAGAATGTCGTCTTGTGGAGATGTTCGACCTTGTGGCCGTGCACAACTGTGAAGCTGGCTAGCAGCACAGCTATTTTGAGTGTGTAGAGCATCACGCAGTCGCCTCCCACAGCGCGTCCAGCAGCGCGAGGGCTTGCTCATCGTTCAGCTCCACACTCGCTATGTCCCCGTCATACACGGTGATTTTATACACTACTGGGGTGTCCAAGTTTGGCCCCGGCTTAATGTCCAAGCGGACCCAATCACCCCGGTCATCAGTAATGTCAGCTACTTTGCGCATCGTGCGCGCGCCTCCTTGTTAAGCTCCTGCGCTAACGCAAGCGCTTCTTTGAACCGCAGGCCCTCAGCTACCGTGTAAGGCCCAAGGTGAATTACATCGGCGGTGCCGTCAGCGTGCTCCTCGATGATGTATTTGGCTGATGAGCCGAATAGGCTACGCATCGTGTTCTCCTCTAGGCTGCCTTCTGGGGCTCGACCTTTTCCAACTGTGCAACGCTAATCCATTCAGCGCGCGCGATACGTCCGTCACTGCGCAATTTCGCGATTTGAACGGTGCTGCGAGGCAAGCGCAGCTCGGAGATTTCTTCAATTACGCGCGTTCCGCCGTAGGGCGGAAACACCTTAAGTCTCACGATGTCGTCGGGTTTCATGTGTGGTCTCCGATATAGGTTAGTTGCCTAAGTATACCTATTCAGGCAAAGGCATACTTCGCCTGTAGGACCGCATTCAGGTCCAGCGTGCCCTTCTCGGGAAGCGGCGGCAATCGCCAATGGTTTCCCTCGCTTAGGTCCGCTGTCGCGCTGGCCAATACTTCAGCCAGAACGTCATGCTCCTTGTACATCCGAACGAACTGCTCCCGGATGATTGCGTTGAAGCGGTCAGCGTAGCACGGCAGGCAACTGAAACTGTCGTGCACAGTGACAACATCCGTAATCCCCTCCTCAACACAGGCGTTCACCGTCAGGATAAGATGGCTAGCGTCCAAGGCGTGAACGAAGTTAGGGCTTACAGCGTTTTGCGCTTTCTCTTTCAGGATTTGGGTCTCATGGCCAACTATCACAGATGTATAGCTTTTTACCTTAAAACCCTTGTCGTAGAGGTACAATCCTACACACTCGGTCTTTACCTCATGGTACCTATTGATCCACGGGAGACCCATGGGGCTTGTCCAGCGCACCGGCTTGCCTTCATGGGCCAAGGCTCGCGCAATGGCCTGTAAGAAGCCCATGGCTTGCGCTGGCTTATGGATAAGCTCTTGGATGGCGGCGTACACACGCCTAGCAAGATACATAGCGGCAGCGCGTGCGGTCTTATCGTCAATGAAGGGGTGTTCTGTCCGCAGCCCCTTAGAGACCTCGGCCGACAGCTTCTCCATCGTATCTTCAATTTGCTGATTGCCCATGCCGTACTCTGCCGAACCGTATGCAAAGGTCATCACGTTACGCTTCACCAGCTTACGGTTGACGCCATAGCTAAGGCAGAGCTTAGCCAGCTTACGCTGCTTGTCTTGTCTGGTGATGTCCTCCTCCGATGCGTCCTCGTTTATTGCCCGATCCCGGTCCTCCTCGATCAGCCTACGGGCAACGCCAGCTACCAGCTCGTAGATGTCTTCGGGTTCCGCGTTCGTGAGGTTGACATACCTCCCCTCCTCACCCCGAGTCATCGCTGCAAGGTGCTGGATGCCGGAACAGCTACCGTCGAACGATACAGGCAGGGAACATACATAGCTCGGCCCAAACTCGGCGGCATTTACCAGCTCCTTGCACGCTGCAAGGAACATGAACGGGCTGTCTGCCTGTATCCAGCCTCTGTTGCTCAGCGGAGCTTTCACGTAGTTCCTTAGTGTCGTCTCGTTGTCCTTCACCCATTGCACCCTCTCATCCAGTGGTTTCTTGTCCAAGCCGATCCCGTCAGGTCCCTTCTGAGCCCAACAGTTAGCTACGTGTACTTGTAACCAATATGTACCTTTTTCGGTAATCGGAGCGCCGTTCTGGAACAGAAACAGCGCCCTTATCCTGTCCTCCCTCTCAAACTTGAATGTCGGAAGCCCGTAGATGCGGCCTCGCCAATCCATGTTTCTAGGGACGTAGAACGGAGCACCAGAAAGACGCTCAGCTATAGCTAAGTCCGTTTCCAGTGAGGTGATGTTGCCCATCCGCTGGCGGTTTAGCTTTAGCACCTTGTCGGTTTCGACAGCGTGCAGGTGGATTTGTTCCTTGGTCGCCTCTTTGGGCAGGGCAGGAGGCTTAGCTATCGGCTCACGCATTGGCAGGCCCTCAACATCGATCCCTGCCCCGTAGACTTGACGCATAACACCTAACAGCCAAGTATTGATCTTGAACGGCACAGCCTGAAGGGAGTTCAGGCCATGGAGGGCTGGAGCAGCGGTGCCGTCCGCAATAGCCTTCTTTACAGCGGCCTGCACATCCGGAAAGTAACTCTTGAGCAGCGGGGCTTTCTTC